TAATGAGTGGCGAAGCCGTCGTTTGAAGGAAATTCGCCACGCGGAAGCACTTGGTCTTCCTATTCCTGGTCAAACTCATGCTCGTGCAGGTTGGTGTGCAAATGCTCCTGCCAAGAAGAACAGCGGCGCAGGCAAACGTAATAGAGACCGTGCTCTTTGTGATTATGATTTCAAAGAGTACGGAATCAAAAATCCATACGGCAAGGTTCAACCCTGGGAAGGTTACTAATTCTTTTTAAAGGAGAATCGTTGTGGAAACGCATGAAGATTTTATGGCAAGACTTCGAGCAAAAAATCTTGAGTTTCAACAGTTTGCCGTAGATTGTGGATGGTGGGAATCTTTTACAGAAGATGGCAAGCCTGTACCGTTTGCTGATGTTTTTGTAATTGAAACGCGAGAACTCAGACGAAATGTTCGAGGCCTATGGGAAACGACAGGCAAACTTGAAAATCATGAAAATATGATTTCTTATATTCTAGTCAAATTTGGACTTTTTGAAAGTGTATCAGAAGCTAAAAAGAATGGTTGGCACAAACCAATTGCACCCGGTGAATTCTGGTTGCGTAAAAAGACAAAGCGTGTTATAATTGTACAAGATTAATGGAGTCGTGACAGAGTGGCCGATTGTGACACCCTGGAAAGGTGTTGTGCCTGTAAGGGTACCGAGGGTTCGAATCCCTCCGACTCCGCCATTTTAAGGATTTATTAGTGCAGTATTATTTAGATTGCGAATTCAACGAGTTTGGCGGAGACCTAATTAGTCTTGCGCTTGTAAGCGAGGACAATGAAAGCATTTATCTAGTCTATCCCGAACTTGAAGAATACGGTCCATGGGTCAAAGAAAATGTAGTTCCGATTATCTGGAACATACCTAACCCATTGCCAGGAATGGCATACACTGTTGATCAGGAATCAGGCGCAAGGCAAATTGCGCAGTTCCTTGCAGGAGATCCTGCTCCGGTTATCATTACGGATTGGCCCGATGACATTCGTTATTTTTGTCAAGCTATCATAACTGGTCCAGGAATGATGATTAACATTCCGCAGGTAACGTTCCACATGGTTCGTGTTAACGCATATCCTACTACGCTAGATGGTGCTGTGCAACACAATGCCTGGTGGGATGCAAAGGCCCTAAAATATTTACTTACTTAATTGCCCAGGTGGTGTAATGGTAGCCGCGCTAGCTTGAGGGGCTAGTGGACTAACGTCCGTGCTGGTTCGAGTCCAGTCCTGGGCACCAAATTTAGGAAGCGTGGCAGAGCCCGGCTGATTGCACTGCATTCGATTATTTTGTATAAATACCTGCATGATACTATGTAAATTTTGTAATAGAACGTTCAGTAATAGTGGTGCACTAGGTGGTCATTGGCCATATTGCAAATTAAATCCCTCGCGTGTGCAACGAAAAATATCACCAAACGCCGGTGCTAAAAAGGGAGTAATACCTTGGAATAAGGGATTGACTAAAGATTCCGATAGAAGGGTATTAAAAGGCGCTGAATCTTTATCTATATCAAAAATAGGCAGGCCGGGACGATTATGGACAGATAAAGAACGAAAGCAACGAAGTATTTGGGCGAAAACCCAAGGAAATGGTGGTTATAAACGCGGTAGTGGCCGAGGTAAATCTGGTCGATATAAAGGATTTTGGTGCGATAGTAGCTGGGAACTTGCTTATGTGATATATTGTTTAGATCACAAAATTGACATTAAAAGAAACACTGAAAAACGATCATATATCTTTGAAGATCAAATCAAAAGTTATACACCAGATTTTATTGTTGATTCTAAATTAGTAGAAATTAAGGGATGGATCACACCCCAATGGGAAGCAAAACTATCACAAAATCCTGATATTATCGTTCTTTATGAAAAAGAAATGAGACCTATATTGGATTATGTCACTACTAACTATGGGAAACAATTTATTAATCTTTATGACTAGACGGAGTGTGCTGAGGTTGGCTCCTCACGCTGTTTCGAAAGCAGTAGATACCTTCAGGTATATAGTTCGATGCTATCACACTCCGCCATATACTTTGTGAGATCCGTGAGTTCGAATCTCACCGCTTCCGCCAAATAAATATGAGTACATGCGGGCGTGGCGAAATTGGTAAGCCGCGCGAGACTTAAAATCTCGTGGATTTAGTTCCGTACCGGTTCGAGTCCGGTAGCCCGCACCATGCTCTGTTAGTTCTAGTGGTAAAACAGCGGATTCGTAACCCGCGGTCAACAGTTCGATTCTGTTACGGAGCACCACTTACGCTTCTGTAGCTCAGCAGGATAGAGCGATTTCCTCCTAAGAAATAGGCCACTGGTTCAAATCCAGTCAGAAGCACCAAAGCTAACCGCTCTTTTAATTACAATTTATAAATACTACAAGAGAAATTTTATGAATTGTGAATATTGTAATAGAGCATTTACTGTAAAAAGCAGAGTAACTGTACACTCAAAAAGTTGCTCTCAAAATCCAAATAGGATCCCAGGTTTTTGGGAAACTGACGAATATAAACAGAAACAGAGTAAAATAAGACTGTCTCAACCACCGTTATCTGAAGAAACTCGAAAGAAACTATCCGAAACTGCTATTAAAAATCAAAGAACTCCGGAATATAGAGAAAAACAATCTCTAAGAATGAAACAAGCGGTATTAGATCATCCAGAATCGTACTCCGACAAAAATATAGTCGGTAGATCTAAACATTTCGAAGTTAATGGAGTTAGATTTAACAGTACTTGGGAATATATAGTTGCACAGTATCTAGACCTGCATGGTATAAAATGGACTAGGAAAGGAATTAAACCGATTCCTTATTTGTGGAATGATTCATGGCATTTATATTTTCCAGATTTCTTAATCGAAGCAGATAACATCTATATCGAAGTTAAAGGTTACGAAACTGATCGAGACAGAGCTAAATGGAAATATTCTGATAAACCTATCTTGGTAATTAAGAAAAAAGAAGTTGACATGATCAACGATAATGCATATAATGTGCAAGAAGAAATTAACAAATGCGCTTGTAGCTCAATTGGTCAGAGCTGTCCGCTCATCGAAGGGTGACATAATATGGAAACATATTATTGCAAATGGGGTTAATTCAGGGAAACCTAAAGACGAAAGTCCAAGGCAATCCTGAGCCAAGCTGGTCGAATAGGCATTAAAGTAGACCAGAAGGTGCAGAGACTAGAGAGTGAGAAGCCTTCTCAATAATCTCTCAATAACGCCCCATACCCTAACGTGTAATGACGAGGGTAATGATATAGTCCAGAGAGTAGTGAAAACTACACAAATCTGAACGGATAGGTTGGGGGTTCAAGTCCCTCCGGGCGCACCACTTTTTAAGGAAAAGTATTATGGGAATGTATACTGAACTTGTTGTTTCGACTCGCATTGTCGATGACCCAAAGGTGATTAATGTGTTAAAGCTAATGATTGCTGAGGATTTGGATGTTCCCGAAATTGTCGATTTGCCTAGCCATCCCTTGTTCGAAACTGGGCGGTGGAATTATATGCTTCGTTCGTCCAGTTACTATTTTACGCCAATTGCATCTAGTCTACTAGAGTATGACAAAATCGGTAAGAGCTGGTCATTTATCAATCGTAGTGACTTTAAGAACTATGATAACGAAATTAACCTATTCCTCGATTGGATTGATCCGTACATTGACGCCGAGGACGGCGAAATGATTGGTTATTCTCGCTACGAAGAATCCGATGAACCCACTATTCGTTACAAAGGAAAGGTAGGATTAGATCTATGACAGCTAAATTGCTATCTTGTATCGTATGTGGGTATCAACCCGAAGAAGCATATCGTGGTTGTAAACACAATCAACCCTATAAAGCCACAGTGTTTAATACCAATGGCCATTATGGATCAACTTTCTTTGATACCATGGATTATAGTGAACTCATCGAGATTACCGTCTGCGATGAATGTTTGACAAAGGCCATTGACAAACAACAGATTTTATATTATAATAACGGTCAAACTAGCATTTATAAGGGATAGCAGATGACAGGTACTCATACCATTGAAATACATGATGATGTTTTTCCGCTGTCTGTGAGACTGAATACTTTTAATTCTGCCTTAAATTCCAGCTTTTCGTTGCTAGACTGGACTTGCACGTCAGTACCAGAGAGACATTCACATAATCTGTCATTCTTTTCTCCTTGGTCTACTGAATATGTAGAAAGCCTAAGCATCTTAGCCAGCATAAGAAATTCACCAGCTAGCCATATTCTAGAAAATTATGAATTAACAAAGTCCATATTAAATCTAACAACACCTAGTGATGTGTACTATACACATACCCATCCTGAAGAAAAAGTTCTTCTATACTATGTAAACTTAGAGTGGAAAGAAGGATGGCACGGTGAAACACAATTTTATTCAGATAATCTTCGTGATATCAAATACACTTCACCGTACACTCCGGGTAGGCTGATATTGTTTGACGGGAACATTCCTCATACCATGCGTCCGCAGTCTATTATTGCACCAAAGTTTAGATTTAGCCTGTCTATGTTTTTGAATAGGAAATAAATATCCTCAAACACCGTTGACAAACAACAGATTTTACACTATACTAACGATCAAACTAGCATTTACAAAGGGCATGAACATGAAGAGGATCAAGGAGACAATGCACGGACATGCCAGTAATTGGGTACCAGCTATTGCATTTTTTGCAGTATTTGGTTTCACTGGACTGGTAGCAGTAGGTCTATACCGTGGTTATAAAGCAATTCGTGGTCTAGAAGAACCTTTGGATTTGTCAGGCTACGAGGATCCCTATCAAGATTAACAATATAAGCTCACGTCGTCTAACTGGATAAGGCCCCCGACTTCTAATCGGGTAAGTGCAGGTTCGAGTCCTGCCGTGAGCGCCATTATTAAGAAAGTTATCAGATGAGTATGCATTTAGTCGGTCCACATTTGACCACAACTACTTACAATCGTCGTAAGAAGAACAAGGATACTGTTCTCAACTCAAAATTTGCCGCTGAATTCCGCGAGTATAATAAACTCATGCGTAGAGTCGGCAGTAAAGAAAAAACCCTAGAGGAATATGTTGCATATAAACAGGGAAAGAGTAGCTACAAAGCTAAAGTTGTAAAAGATCCACTCAATCCCGGTGTTTATACTCGCAAAAGTCCCGATGTTCATAGCAGTAACGGTGTAGGTAATGGTTTTGCTAAGCCTGCAATGGCCTATTCTGGAGAACGCAAACTGCTGGGTATCGGCACTATGCATAAATCGAACATGGTCCCAATTTTTGAGCAAAGCGATGCAGAAGATATTGCTCGTATGCGGAGGTAATAATGAGTGATTGTGTATATATTGGTGATAGTATCGCTGTTGGACTACATCAATTAGATACAAAATGTGCAATTCATGCCAAGATCGGTGCCGACACAGATTATATCGTCAAGCATTTTATCGGTAAAGGCGGAGATGCGTACACAGTTATCTCAATGGGGTCTAATTGGCCTAACAATCCTCACAATTATGAGAATGCGTTTAAGCTACGCCGATCTCTTAAGTCTAAAAAGGTAATATGGATTCTACCCTATAATCGCGAAGCTGCTACTGCCATTAAACGGGTTGTAGAGATATATAATGATTCATTTGTTGACCTTTCTGGTATTTCATCTAAAGATAGGGTACATCCGGATTACACAAAGACACATCCAATTGTGAAAGAAAAACTAAAATAGTTAGTTGACTATAACGATAAATATTGCTATAATTGCAACAACAAACACGGAGCGTTGGGTGAGCGGCTGAAACCACCTCATTGCTAACGAGACGTACCTTAACCGGTACCGAGGGTTCGAATCCCTCACGCTCCGCCAGAATTTTAATAGTGCGTCGGTGGCAGAGAGGCCCAATGCAACTGTTTGCAAAGCAGTAACACCGCGTGTTCGAATCACGCCCGGCGCTCCATCTTAGAAAGTAGTTGTATGAATTCCAACAATGTGTATCACAGTCTTACAATTGACCTAGTGTCAAATTGTGGCATGAATATGTTTGACGCTCGTAAAGTTGTCAAATATCTCGATGACGAAGGTCATATTGATTATGACGCTCTCAAGGAATACTACTTAGAGGATCAAGATGATGAAGATTAAAATGTACTGCATCTTTGCCCGCGAAAGCGTAGAGAAGATGAACGGCATTCGTGGTAATCAATAAGCGTGTAAGTAAACTGTTTTTGATAAATAACATTATGGAAAACATCTTTTACGTCTATTTACTACTCGATCCTACAAATTTTTATCTTCCGTTTTATGTCGGCATGGGTTCAGGTAATCGGTGTTATGATCATTATCTCGAAACCGAAAACACAACATGTAATAGACTTAAATTCAGAAAAATAAGAAAACTTAAATTGTTAGGGTTTAAACCATATATCAAGATATGGCAAAATAATCTTTCTAGAGAAGATGCATTTCTGTTAGAGATTGAGTTGATCAAAAAATTTGGACGCAAACATTATGGAGATAAAAAAGGAATTTTATTAAATGTTTCTGAAGGCGGCGATGCAGGTCCTAGGCTATTTGGTGAAGATAATGGATTCTATGGAAAATCCCATTCAGAAGTAACGAAACGCCAAATCGGGGATAAAAGTAAACAAAAAATATATTCTGAAGAATATCGAAAAAAAATATCAGATGCTCTTTCTGGAAAAGAAAAGTCCGAAGATCACAAATTAAAAATATCAAATTCACTCACTGGAAAAGAAAAATCTGCCGAACATCGAAAAAAAATTGGGGCGGCACATAAAGGAAAAATAATATCTACCGAACAACGCAATCAGATTAGTGAAAAAATGACCGGTAGAAAATTTTCTCCGGAGACGATAGAAAAAATGAAATTAGCCGCAAAAGCAAGAGAAGCAAAGAAAAGGGATATCAAATGAGACATAAAATCTATATTATTTTTGCTAAAGAAAGTATTGATAAAATGAACGGTATCCGTGGTAAAATGTGTACACAAGCAGGACACGCGGCGCTTCATGCATTTTGGGATGCTATCACTCCATATAGTGGTCCTTGGTGGGATCAAAATAACATTGTCGAGGCTGATGCAGAAAACATTGAACGGCTTGAGATCATGAAATCTAAAATCGACCAGGCGCATGATTATGCGAATAGCGATCGTGCTTATAAGATTACTCTTATCGTAGATACTGTAGATGAGCTTCGGGCCATCCAGGAAAAGTATAAGAACATCTGCGGTACGCATCTTGTAACTGATGCAGCATTCACTGTATTCACGGAGCCAACCACGACTTGTCTTGGTCTTGGTCCTATTAGTGAAGACAACATCGGTGACGATATTAAGGCACTAAAGACGTTTACGTAATTAAAGTTTAAGGATGCTTTCAGCAAACCTTTATGCATTTGACTTGTAATCAAAAAAAGCAAAAAAGGCATCCTGTTTAAAAGGAATTAGAAATATGATGTATCGACAATGTAAACTCACCCTTGAAAATACCAACACAGTTGGCTGGATCGAAGATCGTGGCGCTAAGTTAGGCGCAAGAGTTGAAATGGAAGATGGTAACTTTTAGACCGTCGAAGAAGTCTCGGAACATGCAATTGACCGCGAAACATTACGCGAAAAACAGCGCATGGATCGTAATTCATTGTTATCAATAAAACCATTATAAGTTTTTTCTATATAAGAATTATTTCAAATAGCGAGGAATTTTTATGAATATAAGTGACCTCAAAGTGACTTTTGAAAATATGGATGTTGCGTTGGGTGATTGGTCATCTATACGCGGTGATCTTGAAATTAAAATCAAGAAAAAAATTAATAACAATTCCACTTTTCAGTTTGGTCAAATTCAACAATTCTTACACCCATGGCAAATGGTTCGTCTTTTGAATGTGCTCGATAGGCCCATCGAAGCCTCACTAATTCATGATTGGTTTATTGTAGACGGCATTGATATAGGAGGAATGCTAGGTGTCATTCCGGGTGCATGGAATATTGATCGAATAGTAAAATATATTTGTAAAAATAAAACCCTCAATTTTGAATGGATTGATCGAAAAGAATTTGTTGCAGGAGTTAAAAAATTCTACGGAATTGATGTCGTAACAGGAGATATGACTGTTTATGAATGTAAAAAACTTTACAGCATTCCAGTTATGTACGAAGATTTTTCAACATATTCTAAATCATTATCGAAACAATTCAGTCAAATTTTCTCTGTAGTGTAGTTAAACGATCAATAAGTAGCACATTACCTAACAAGGCCATAAAGACTCATGATAGTGGCGCTCGTGAGTGGGTAAAAGAGTGGGTGAAGAATCGTCACTCCCACCAGAGATTGATGTTTTAGGATGATTACGGCAATCAAATTTCGCTGCCAAACCTAGCGGGCCAGTCCAGTAGGGGACAGTGACAGTGGGTTCGACTCCCGGTCTTTTATGTCACAACATCCTGTTTTAAATTAATTTTCCCTTAACCCATCCTTGCACAATAAACGAGTCAACCTCTTCGGGTCTGACTCGTTTATTTTTTAATCCGTTATTAACGGTTATTCTGCCCGCAAGTGATATACCTGCTTTTTGTTTTGCTATCTCACTCATAGGAATACCTTTATTCCATGTAGGTTTTCCTTTTAAACCATTACCGATATTACGTTTGTGTTCAAGCGATAAGGGAACTCCTTTGAACATTTCACTCCACTTTTTACGATTTTCTTCACTATGAGTTTTACCGTAAAATGGATTTTTCTCTCCTACTAATCGGCCCTTCATTTTAAGTGATAGCTTTAATTTTGCTTCTTCTGATTGTGTGAATCCGGGAGTTCTCCCTTTACCGCCCTTCATATGTTCAGTATTAGATTTTGGTTTACGCATTGCCAATTTGTGTTCTTCAGTTTTGGGAATACCTTTTGTATTTTTAGATAGTTGTTTGCGTAAAAATTCGTATTGTTTTGATGTTGGGATATAACGGGGTCTATTTTTTATCATAGTCATTTGCCAAGCTGCATAAGACAATTTTGATCTTATGACAGTATCGTTCACCATTTTTACAAGAAGTATGTGACAAATAAAATGCTCTCTTGCAGTTAATTTGATTAAATTTGATCTTTCGTTCGATCCTCCCATACATCTTGGCAAAATGTGGTGAGTTTCGTAATACTCAGAAGGATCATGTATCCTATTTCTTGCATTATTAATAATAAATTCATAACATTTGGTATATTTGTTTTGTAAATACATGTGCTGATAGTTCCTTTACAACTGTTAGAGCAGGCAGATGTTACGAGCATCGTGGCCTGCACTTTTATTTATATTTTATGCTTGACACCAGACATTAATTCTACTATAATTGCAACATAGATAGTTTAGTAACAGCAATATTTTTTAACCTAGACTGAAAGGAAGTTATAATGAGTACGTTTATCGAAGCAGTTGCAAATCAAGAGGCAAGAACTGCAAATGGAATGCGAGCACTTGCATCTACAGGAAATTCTTGTGTTTCACTTTTCTACGGCATCGGCGCAAGCCGTGGCAAGAACATTGTTCCTGCCTTTACCGCAGCTTTTGTGGAAAACCGCGAAATTGCTCTGCGTATTGCACAGTGGGCACGTGATGCTCGTGGTGGTGCAGGTGAACGTACGCTGTTCCGTGACATCCTTGTACATCTTGAAAAGACTGACACGGATGCTGCAAAGGCACTGCTTGCCAAGGTACCGGAAATCGGTCGTTGGGACGACTTGCTGGTCTTCACTACCACTGATCTCAAGGTCGAAGCATACGCATTGATCGCCGAAGCACTTGCTGCCAGTAACGGTCTTTGTGCCAAGTGGATGCCGCGTAAGGGCGCTGTTGCAGCTGAACTTCGTGCTGCACTCGGTATGAGCCCTAAGCAGTATCGTAAGACTCTGGTCAACTTGACCAAGGTCGTCGAAACTCAGATGTGTGCCAAGGATTGGGACAACATCAACTTCAACCACGTTCCTTCGCTTGCAGCTTCGCGCTACAAGAAGGCGTTTACTCGTCACACTCCAAAGTTTGCCGAGTATGTGGCTAAGTTGATCAAGAAGGATCCGACTGTTAAGGTCAACGCCGGTGCAGTTTACCCTTACGATGTCCTTAAGGGCGTAGTAAGTGCGTACGGTACTACTTCTAAGTCGAAGACTGAACTTGATCACATCGTAGCACAGTGGGATGCGTTGCCTGACTTTGTCGGTGATGCTAACATTCTTCCACTTGTTGACGTTTCGGGTTCTATGACTTGTCGAGCAGGTGGCCACAACTCAAAGAGTGAAACTACTTGCCTTGAAGTTGCAGTTTCGCTGGGTCTGTATCTTGCAGACAAGAACAGCGGTAAGTTCAAGGATACGTTCCTTACTTTCAGCGGTTCTCCGGACCTGATCACTCTCAAGGGCAACGTCATTGACAAGATCAACCAGATGGTTAAGAGCAAGTGGGAAATGAACACCAACTTGCACCGAGCATTTGACAAGATCCTGTCTGTTGCGGTCGCTAACAACGTGCCGCAGCACGAAATGCCTGAGATCCTTTTGGTGCTCAGTGATATGCAATTCGACTGTTGCCGAGGGCACGATGACACTGCAATGCAGATGATCGAACGCAAGTATGCTGATGCAGGTTACACTGTTCCGCAGGTTGTGTTCTGGAACATCAACTCCAGCGACAATGTGCCTGTAAAGGCAGATAAGTCGGGTGCTGCATTGGTCAGTGGTTTCAGCCCAAGCATTGTTAAGGCACTGCTTGCAGCTGATATGACTGACTTCACACCAGAAGGCATTTGTCTCAAAACCGTTATGATTCCGCGTTATGACATTTAAGTAACAATAAAGGTCCTGGCATTAATTTGTCAGGACCTTTTTTTGTGCTTGACATACCTACTAAAGTCTACTATACTGTAGAAGTAAACAGCAAAAGGAAACTTGTTAATGTTTTCATTTTTTAAGCGTAAGAAGGAATACAAGAACTTGGCAGCAGCACCAACTATGCCGCCGGCTCCACCTAAGAGTGCAGCACGTCGTCTAGAGCTTCGCGAAGAAATTCGTAGGCCCGTAGAGTCCAATACAAATTATGACTCCGGTCCGGATATCGTCGACACAATCATCGCAGCTGAAGTAATCAGTGATATTATGAGCTCCGACACTTCTTCCTATGACAGTGGTTCTAGCTACGATAGCGGATCCAGTGATTTCAGCGGAGGTGGCGGCGACTTTGGCGGCGGCGGTTCCGATAGTTCTTGGTAAAAGGAAATTAAGATGAATTACGAAGGTTTGTTTGAAGATTTTAATAACATTCGTTCTACCCAGCCATACGTAATTGGCAAGGTCGTTGACGAAGCTCAGAATTACATTGAGTACCTCGAGGGCAAGGAATCTACCCTCAACAAGCTCGTCGATTATTTCAATGAACTCGACGAATCCAAGGGTTTCGAATCCAAGAAAGAAATTTTGGACAAGATTCTCACCATCCTCCCTGCTGAATAAGGAGTATTTGTATGTTTAAGAAGTTTGTTATTGGCGCCATGGCTGCGCTTATGATTGCACAGCCTGCTTTTGCTGGAAAGTTTGGTGGTGGCAGTAGCTTTAGTTCCAGTCGCAGTAGCTTTAGCTCGGGCAGCAGCTATCGTAGCAGCAGCTACAGCTCAGGAAGCAGCTATCGCCCTAGCAGCAGCTATCAGAGCACTTATAAACCCGCAGCACCTGCTACAGCACCGCGTTTTAGCTCGGGTGCCAGCTATAACACTGCAAAGCCTGCACAGACACAGGTAGTGCCGCGTTCAAGCAGTCCTTATTACGGCGGAGGTTATCGTTCTTCTCCGGTAGTGAATAATCACTACTACGGTGGTGGCGGATATGGTGGTGGTGGCGGTGGATTCACTAGCAGTCCGTTCTTTTGGCTGTGGATGTTTGATCACAATCGTCAGCAGGCTCCTGTAGTTGTTAACAGCGGTGGCGGATATGCTCCTCAGGCTCAAGGCGCTCCGATGCAGGGTGATCCCGGCCAGGTTCAGTATGCGCAGGCACCGCAGAATCAAGGTCCAGGTTTCTTTGGAATGATCTTTTACGGACTTCTTAACCTTGTAATCCTGATCCTTGTAATCACTGCAATTGTGTGGATCATTGTTAAGATCCGCAAGATGATCCGAGGCAACTAACATGCTTTGCACAGCAGTCACTAGCGCACTTGAAGTCAATTTTTTCAGCTTTATTGCAGGAGTTGTGCTAACTTCAGTGTTGTTTGGCAGGTTTATGGTCAAGCATCGCAAAAAGCATACTCCGGAAATTTAAATTAAAAGCCCTGGCATTAATTTGTCAGGGCTTTTTTCTTGACTAAATTACTTTAATCTAGTATATTAAGCAGTAGATAGATAATAAGGAATTAGATATGAAAACCTATGTGACCAGTGATCTCCATTTCTTCCACCAGAATATAATGAAGTTCTGCCCTGAAACTCGTCCTTATAAGGACGTCGAAGATATGAATCAGAGCATGATTCGCGAGTGGAATGCCAAGGTTGCCGCAGAGGACACTGTATACATCCTGGGCGACGTTGCGTTCGCACCTACTAACAAGGCGGTTGAGATTCTGAATCAGCTAAACGGCGATAAGATTCTAATCGAAGGCAACCACGACCGCAAGATGCTAAAAGATCCGGTGTTTCGTCGTTGCTTCAAGGAAATCCATGTTTATTATGAAATGACTTATAACAAGACTTTTGTAGTGATGTTCCACTATCCAGTATTTGATCATAATCGAGCAGGGCATGGTAGCATTATGTTACATGGCCACCGTCATGGTCAGCCCACTGGTATTCCAGGAAGGATTATGGATGTAGGATATGATGCAACTGGAAAAATTGTAGTTGAGTTAGATGAAGTTATTCAGAAGATGAAACTTGTTGATCCAATGAAGCACCATTGACATACGTTAGAATTGTCTATATAATGCGCTAATAAACAACACAAGGACACAGACATGAACAAGATCGAACTTAAGAATTGGGTTGAAAAGAATCCCAAGCTGGTTAAGATGCGCGAAAGCGACGCATATCCCGGTCTGTTTGTGCTCAAGTACACTAAGCGGGTGTTCTACGACGACCTGTGGAATCGCTTCCTTGAGGAATGTCGTGGCACTGTAATCGATCGCGATTTCAATGTGATTTCTCGTCCGTTTACCAAGGTCTACAACTACGGCGTCGAGAAGAAGGCGCCTAAGCTCAGCGACGATACTGTTGTTGATGCGTATCGCAAGATCAACGGTTTCATGGTTGCTGTTACTTGGCATGACGGAGATATCCTTGTGTCCACTACTGGTAGCTTAGACAGTGACTTCTGTGCAATGGCACGTGAACTGATCGATGTCAATGTGTATCGTGAAATTTGCCGCGCAAATCCGCGCCTGACTTTTATGTTTGAATGTGTGCATCGCAACGATCCGCACATCATTCCTGAGCAGGAAGGTATGTACTTGATCGGCTACCGTTTGAAGGAATGGGATAGCCCGGTGAAGTTGGATTCACATGCTCTTGCAGTATTTGGTATCCAGTTTGGTTGCTTGCCTGTTATAGGCGCTCGCACTACTGTAGGTGATCTGCTCAAGGTAGTAAAAAATGTCCGTCATGAAGGGTTTGTATTCTACACCGAAGACGGTGTTGCTGCTAAGATCAAGTCTCCGTACTACTTGACCAGCAAGTGGGTTGCCCGCAATCCGCGCACTGACAAGTTAATGAGTGATCAGATCAAGCAACAGATCGACGAGGAGTATTATCCGCTGGTTGACAAGATCCGCGCTAATATTGTGGAATACACCGCAATGGACGAGCAGAATCGTCTTGCTTGGGTACGTGAAGTGCTGGAAACTGCATAATGTCGTACTACAACGAGCGTAATGGTTGGGCAGACACCGGCAAGAAATTAAATAATCGCCGGTGTCCAAACTGCAGAAGCACTAGGTTCAAAGAAACGTTGAGTCGTGAACACTGCCCCGATTGCGGTCTAGAATGCAACTATTGGGGCAGTGGCGCTAATGAAGTCTATGATGCTATGTGTAAGCGTAAATGGGCCGAGGAAGATCGCAAGCGTGAAGAAGACTTTCGTAGACAAATGCGCGAAGAATGGAGTGATGGGTATGACGATTAAGCCTGGAACGACTGTTAGCATCAACAGCATCGGCGATCTTGCTATGACTCACAAAAAGTGGATAAACAAGAAAGCAATCGTCATTAAGCAGTGCAAATCTGGACTGTTTTTAGTGCAAGATATTATGTCTAATGAACAAACTACTGTACCGAAACGCAATTTGGATATTGTAGAAAAGGCGTGGGGAGAAAATAATGACAGTTGAAGACTTACAGCGTGTCTACGATTCATTGCTTGAATGCGGGCCTGACGAAGAAGACTTTGGTTGGGGACCCACATACGAGTTTGCAATGCAACGCAGAAACAATGCATTGAGGATTCTTAAGGAAGCGATAGAACGATAAATCAGTTGTATTCTCGACGGAAACCTAGTATAATATATCTTATAAACAACTTAAAGGAAATAAGATGACCAAGACTTGTACTATTCTCGTTGGTGTGCCTGCCGCCGGTAAGAGCACTTGGATCAGCAATCAGCCGTTGAAGGACGATACTTATATTGCGTCCACGGATCGTGTCATTGAGGAAACTGCTCGTGAATATGGTATGACCTACAACGAAGCTTTCAAGGATCTTATTGGATTCGCTGAAACTGTGATGTGGCGCCACATCGATCGTGCTGTGTTGTTTGGTCATGATATCGTCATCGATCGTACTAACATGAGCCGCAAGAGCCGTGCTAAGTTCATCAACTATTTGAAGAACAAGGGCTATGTGTTCGATGTTGTTGTGTTCGATCATCCCGAAGACAAGACTGAGTGGAATCGTCGACTGAATTCGCGTCCTGGTAAGACCATTCCTGAGAATGCAATTCAGTCTATGCTGGCGTCGTTCCAGTTTCCTTCTCATGAGGAAGGTTTCCGCGACATCACTGTGATTAATTCGTTTTTGAATGATGGCTAATTTAAGGCTTCTTTTTAAGTAACATACCAGAAACCCACTCATTACCAAATGGTTTTTCTTTAGCACAGACTGCTATTACCCCATTATTATACCACTTGTTTCCCAGTGTAGTGGGTTTCTGGTTTAATCTTCCGTTAGTCCATCCCTCTGGGCATTCTTTAAGAAATCTGGTCTCTATGCCGTTATTGTACCAACTTCTTTCAGAATTCGTTTTTGCTCGGCGAATGCCTGAAGCCGTTTTCACGGCAGCTGAATGGACCTTTCCATACATCGGATTTAACTCTCCAACATATTTCTCCTTTCGGAAATCTGAAATTTTTTTCTTTGTTTCAGATGATAATGTTTTACCTTTATGTGATTCACTAATTTTATTTTTAAATTCGATCGATCGGGATATACCTTTTAATTTGTGACTTATTTTAGATTTATGTTCATCTGATAAAGGACCAAATTTTTTCCCTTTATTGATACTGCCGCCTGATCCTTGTTCTAAAGTTAAATTGGCCCACATGGTGCTATTAACTATATCCCATAATTTACTATAATAAATTCCCCATTCGGTTACTTCCTGAGCGGTTGCACATTCTTTTAAAATTTCTGTAGTTACATCATATCCATGCTTTTTGATATGATAGGTCCAACGTTTTCCAGATCCTCGATATTTGTGCGGATCTTTTGATTCTGTTTTTCCGAGATATTTTAACCCAGTTTTATTGTGAGTTTTGACGTACAAATAAATAGTCATGCTGATAGTTCCTTTATAACCGTTAGTGTCCTTGGGTTTTGCCGAACCGCGAAGGACTTTTTTGTTGACTTGATAAAACAAAAATTGTATAATATATTTATATTTTAACACAGATATAGAAAGCAACTTTATGACCACTACCCGAGCAACCCTTTTTCTTGATATGGACGGCGTAGTTGCCGACTTTGACGGCTATGCAAGCAAGGTCCTCGGACAGCCTGCTCCAGATGGTCGCTGGCCCGACGAAGTTTGGTCTAGCATTATCCGCGATCCTCGCATCTATGGACTGCTTGAAAAGACCAAAGAAGCAGATGCGCTAGTCGAATACTGTCGTTACCTTAGGGATACACGTAATTACAAACTCCTGTTCCTAACTGCTGTACCCAAGGGTAACGATGTTCACTGGGCATTCTACGACAAGGTGCTATGGGGCCAAAAGTATTACCCGGATATTCCTGTTCACTTTGGTCCGTTTGCCAAGAACAAAAAGGATCACTGCAAGACCGGTGATATCCTGATCGATGATAAGCCCAGCAATATCATTGAATGGGAAAATGTTGACGGTAAGGGAATCTTGCACAAAGGTGATCTTTTAGAAACCTTGGATATTCTTAAGGGCATTGTTCAAGGCAATGACTAAAGTCGTAGTAAACGGCACATTTGATATTTTGCATGTCGGACACATTGAATTGCTCCGACATGCAAAAACTGCATATCCCGACGCATTTGTTTATGTGCTAATTGATTCCGATAAACGAGTTCGAGAACTCAAAGGTCCTGGCCGACCTGTTAATACGCAAGAAGAGCGTCGAACCATGTTACAGGCTCTCCGCTATGTAGATGCTGTAAATACTTTCAAAAGCGATCAAGAGCTTGCCGATATCATTCGTGGGTTCGAACCTGACATAATGGTCAAGGGCAGCGACTATAAAGACAAGCCAATAATCGGCGCAGAATATTGTAAAGAAATAGATTTTTATGAAAGACTCGAAGAATTCTCGACAACCAAAAAAATTCAAGATATTACTAATCGGTGATAATTGTACTGATGTGTATCAATACGGCGTAGTAGACCGTATAAGTCCAGAGGCTCCTGTTCCGATTTTCCGGTTTACACACGTTGAGAATCGACCAGGCATGGTATCAAATGTCAAAAACAATCTATTAAACTTAGGATGCACAGTAACGTGTATGCACGGCATCTCTAGCACAAAAACTCGAGTAATTGATTCTAGATCTAGACAACATTTGCTACGCATGGATGAAGATGTAGCCAGCCAACCATTGTTATTCGATGATATCGATTTAACTCAAGATTATGACGCAATTGTAGTCAGTGATTACGAAAAAGGTTACGTTAGCTACACATTGATTAGAGATCTACGTGATCATTTTGATGGACCTATATTTGTAGATACCAAAAAGCCAGATCTAGAATATTTTGAAGGTTGCTACGTTAAAGTAAATGCACACGAGCGCGCAGCAGCTACTAGTGTATGCACAGACCTTATTGTAACGCGCGGAGAACAGGGCGCAGAACACGATAACGTAAAATATCCTGCGCCTGCAACAGAAGTTGTAGACGTTTGCGGTGCAGGTGACACATTTACCGCTGCTCTAGCGTATCAATACCTGAAAACCAAAGATATTAAAGAAGCAATTAAGTTTGCTATCAAAGCTGGCGCAGTTTCTGTGCAGCATACAGGTGTGTATGCACCAAAATTAGAGGAAATACAATGACTAGATTGACCGGATTTGTCGAAAAAGGATGGGGCTACGAAAATATTTGGGCTACCAATGACAAGTATTGCGGAAAATTGATGAAATTTAACAAAAATGCTCGATTTTCCATGCATTTTCATAGCGAAAAGGACGAAAGTTGGTACATTTTGAGTGGAAAATTTGAAGTAGAGTACATTGATACTTCAAATGCTAGAGTACATACTGAAATTTTGTCCGAAGGTAACACATGGCACAATCCTCCACTGTTACCACACCGACTAACTTGCCTCGAAGAAGGCGTGATAATCGAAGTTAGCACTCCAGATAGTGTAGAAGACAACTATCGAGTAATGCCGGGCGATAGTCAAAAAAAGTAACATTTAGGCGTCAAAATAGCAGAAAAAATATTAACTACGTACTAAATAATAGAAATTATATACACAGTTAATTCGGAGCCGATCATGATACCTAAAGTACTTTTTATCCTCAAACGTCGAGAGGATTATAACAGTGAAAAACATAGCCATGTGGGATTATCCACAGGTTTGTACAATTCTGCCAGTTTCGTAGTAGACATGCTTAACGATGTAGGTGTTGAATCAATTCTCGAAGTTGCCATTGACAATAATTGTATCGATAGATTAGTTACAGCACACAAACCGACCCACGTAATTGTTGAAGCACTGTGGGTAGTACCAAGTAAATTCACAGTATTAACTAAACTGCATCCAAATGTAAAATGGATTATTCGACTTCATAGTGAAATGCCTTTCATGGCAGGTGAAGGAATGGCCATGGATTGGTTAGGTGATTATATCAAATTTCCACAGATTTCAATCGGTATTAACGCTCCACGAATGCTAAATGAAATTCGAACTTATTTGGCCACCGTAATGGGATACAACGACGATGAGATCGAAAACCGTGTTGTATATATGCCAAACTTTTATCCACAAGAATACAAAACTAAGAAATTCTTGCCTACAGGAAAATACAAAGGTAAGAAGTATTGGATCGATATCTGCTGTTTCGGTGCAGTGCGACCATTAAAAAATCACATGGAACAGGCGGTTGCCGCAGTTAAATTTGCCAATAAGCATCAACTTCAGCTAAGATTTCATATTAACTCAGGTCGCATCGAAATGCAGGGAAGTCCTGCATTACATAACTTGCAGGGATTTTTCCAGCATCTTAACGAGCACGGACACCAGCTTATTAGTCATGAATGGACTCCTAGAGAGCAATTTTTGGAACTTTGTGCAACAATGGATATCGGACTACAATGCAATTTCTCAGAAACATTCAATATTGTATCAGCGGACTTGATTAGTCAAGGCGTACCTATTGTGGGATGTGAAGAAATTCCATGGTCCTTTCATATGTTTAACGCAAAGCCTGCATTTAGCGATGATATTGCTGAAAAAATAGAATATACATTTAAGAGCCCTAGATTAAATGTTTGGGCTCACCAGAAGAAATTAACCAATTATACCAACAAAACCAAGAAGATTTGGATTAAATACTTCAATAAGGAGATGCAACAATGAAACACACAGTAAGAAGTCACCACTGGAACGCTGGTCGACTAGAAGTTAGAATTGAAGTATTTGAATCTTATGAACTCGCAATTGAGTTCTTAAGTTACCTATCTTTCCATTCTGCCAAAGTTTATAATGACCAAGGAATGCTCGTTTCGGAACATTCCCTACATGTATCTTCGGTTACATACGCTTAAAATGTATATTGCTCGTGGTCATATTATAATGTATAATACATAATTAGTAATGCGGCCGTGAGCAAATATGGCAAAGCTCTCGACCTACTGGACGAGGATTAGGCGACGTCTTAGACACAGCCTTTGGAGGTTCAAGCCCTCCCGGCCGCACCACTAACAATTTCAGGTTTTAAACATGACCGTACTGATTTTATCTAAATTATCTGAATCCTCATACGAAAATTCTAGACTAATCGAAAAATTTAAAGAGCATAACATCGTTGTTAGACTCGCACATCCTGACAAATTCGATATTGTTGTCGGCGGCGATATCAAAAACGGTGTAAAATATAATGGCGAAATTATTGATTTGCCGGAAATTGTTTTAACTAGAACAGGATCAGGAACTACAAAATTTGCAGATGCTTTAATACGCCAATTTGAAGAAGCTGGCGTGACCTGTATTAACAGCTCAGAAAGCATCAATATATCCAAAGATAAACTAAGAACTAGTCAATTATTAGCAAAAAGTAAATTACCTATCCCAAATACAATGTTGGTTAGGTTTCCTATATCACACGAAATTGTTCATCAAGAAATCGGTTGGCCATGCGTAGTTAAGGTAGTTACCGGAAGTTACGGTGACGGAGTTTATCTCTGTGAAAAACGCAAAGATTTTAAAAAGTTAATGGAACTAATCGATAGCTTAAAAAGTCAGAAAACGTTAATCGTCCAAGAATATGTGAACACTAGACCAGGGGAAGATCTTCGAGTATTAGTAATCGGAGGTAAAGTCATCGGTGCAATGAGGCGGATCGGTGCAGAAGGCGAATTTCGAGCCAATATCACAGGTGGCGGGCGAGGAGAGCCGTTTGAAATAACTAATGAGATAGACTTCATTGCTCGAGAAACAGCAAAAGTATGTGGACTTAGTATTGCCGGAATCGATTTGCTGTTTGACAAAGACAGTTTTAAAGTATGTGAAGCTAATTCCGCGCCGGGGTTCTCTGGATTCGAGCAATATTGCGGCATCGATGTTGCAGAAGAAATTGTCAAATACGTGAAATTTAAACTCTTGTAATTTGATTTAAAGATGCTATAATACGAAAATAGCAAATGAATAAACATAACAAATATCATCAACTTTATATCGACATTGCCAGCCGCGTAGCTGAAGAAAGCCATGCACAAAGGCGAAAAGTCGGATCTATCATTGTCAAAGACGGTAGGATTATCTCTATGGGCTGGAATGGTATGCCATCCGGCTGGGATAACTGCTGCGAGGATAGAGTATACGCCAACGAATGGTCTATTGACAATGATGTATGGAATTATGAGGACGAAAATGGTAGACCTTATAATTTAGTAACCAAACCCGAAGTGTTACACGCAGAAAGCAATGCGATTGCTAAATTAGCAAAATCAACAGAATCAGGTAAAGACGGTGATTTATACATCACCTTAAGCCCATGTATCGAATGCGCTAAATTAATTCTCCAAACCGGTATATCAAGAGTCTTTTACAAAACTGTATACCGCGATGTCTCGGGCATAAATTTTTTACTCAAATCTAATATTGAAGTAATACAAATGCAGGAAAACCAGCCTGTAGAGCCAGATCTTGCATTAAATGAGATTTTTGACGATAAATTAGATAGTACAGCAATTACCCTGTTGTCAAATTGTCAAAATAAACTACTTAAGGACGAAAATGAAAAATAAAGGTAAACTGCAAATTCCTGCTGCTAAGAAGGCAGCAACTCCGCCAATTCCGGTGCCGCAGACACCGCAGCCTGTGGGCAAGCAACAAACTCCACCGAGTGTTATGATTCTTGTTCCAGCAATGGAAATGGTTAATGCTGAGTTTGCTCAGCATCTTGCAATGGCGTGTGCAAATCTTGTCGCTAATGGCGTTAGGATTAACTGTGCATTTAACATCGGAAGTGTTATCACGATTGCTCGTCGTAATCTAACTGACATTTTCATGAAGAGCGACTTTGATTTTGCTTGGTGGATCGATAGCGACATGAAGTTTCCAATCGATGCTCCTCTCAAGCTTCTAAAGCGTGGTGTGCCACTAGTTGGTTGTAACTATCGTCGTCGCCGTTTTCCTAATCCAGGTTTTACTGGAATGATGGGTTCGCCCGGTGCATTCACTGAGCTCGTCACTGACGACAATAGTCCTGCGATGCAGGAAGTAGACGTATTGCCACACGGTTGCGTAATGGTACATCGTTCAGTTTATGAAAAGATTCCACAGCCGCACTATCTACAGGATTTTGTTCCTGAAATGAATCTCGAAATTGGCGAAGATATCTACTTCTGTCAGAAGGCTAGAGAAAATGGTATTCCTGTTTGGTGCGATCACGAATTGAGCAAGGAAATTGCCCACATCGGTATTTTCCACTTCAATTATAATCTGTCAGTACCACAGTAAGAAAGTACGAATATGGACTTTGAAGCAATCGAACTTCGCAAGGTTAAAAACGGTGTTATCGTTTCGTTGCGTACAACGGATGAAGATAGCGAATACGTTTTTGATACTAACCGAAAAGCATTACGGTTTGTCAAAGACCTATTAGAAGGGAAAGTATCGACTGATACTTAAAATTTGATATGAAAACAGAATACAATATCAAAGATACAGTTTGGATTCACATGGGAGAGCGTAAGCTCACTAAAGGTCGAGTAGTTGAGATTATTGACCTCGAACATTTGAATGAAAAATATAATCCAGATTATGAACTGTATGTAATCGAAGTACAGACGGGTATTGATCCCGTCTACGAAGTAAGAGATTTTGGACAAATTAGTCCAGATTCGCAAGGGCCTATTGCATTATTTCGTCGAGAAGGGTTAGATGGTGCAAATCGATACTTAAAAAAGGTAGGTTTGCCTATTCCGCAGGGTTTTGAAGAATGGAACGAAACGAAACCATCTCCTACACCAAAAACAAATGGGGTAATACGTACAGATCCATTGATAGTACCAATGCCTCCTGTTTCTAAACCTAAAAAGAAACGATATTACCGCGGTAAGGCTAAAAAGCCAGCATAATGCTGATTAGAAAGCCAGAAGACTATAAATTCTACCAATACAAAATGTTGGACGACACAGTTGTTGAATACAAACGACTCGTCGTCCACCATTTTGAAATAGACGACAGCCAGCACATCGTCGATATAAATATCGTCGAGCGGTTAGCCGAATGGGCAAATTCCGAACGCGGTCAATGGATCTTGAAAAATGCTGCCGAGGATCCTTATTATGATTCCTATCGTCGTCCAGAAACATGGACTATAGAGTTCAAAGTAGTAGCAACGTTTGAACTCAAAAAACTTTCAGAATATTACCTAAGATTTAGTTGACTTCATACAAAGAAGTTAGTATAATAGTCAAATGAAACTAACTTGCCTTGACCTCGAAATGAATCAGCCTAGCGGCAAGATCATCCAAATTGGTGCCGTTATCGGTGATACCAGTTCGGGAGTAATTTCTCATAGACTACGGATTTATGTAAATCCAAATGAAACTCTTAATCCCGAAATTATTAAGTTGTGCGATATTTCACAAGAGCAGGTTGATTCAGGGTGTACACTTGAAGAAGCTTATCTGCAATTAAAAGAGTTTCATAAAAACTCAGACTTTATCAATCCAGTAACGTGGGGTGGCAGCGACAGTGAGGAACTTCGTGCGCAACTCGATCCCGCAGTATGCGATGATTGGTGTTTCGGTCGTCGATGGATCGATGCTAAAACTGTGGCTGTAACTCGCATGATATTACGCGATGATAAAATTTATAGCGGCGGACTTAGCACTACAATGAAAAGGTATGGCCTAAAATTCCAAGGTCATGCACATGATGCTCAAACTGATGCAGAAAATACTTTTAGAATGTACAATCATATGTTATACTTGATGCGTAGTGGGAGTTTCTAATGGCAAGAGAATATCGTAAAGTTGATGAAAATTGTGATGTTACCTGTTTAGAAAACGGCAGAACCACATCAGCAGTTGTATTAGAATTCAAGGAACATCTTAAACTAACTGTTGTATTGAACAAGGCGATTAAGCTACATTTATTGTGGAATGGCCGTAAATATCTAGGTAAGAGTTCGGGCCTAGAATTTGCAAGTGATGGACCGAACATTACAACTTATAGCGCAGGACGTTAATTATGACCGATGAAATTAAAATTCGATTCGAGCCCGGATGCTTTGACGATTTTGAAGGGACACAGGAAGAACTTGACGAATTTGTTAATATGATCAAGGATCTTGTTCAAAGTGATGAATTTCAAGCAAGGATCAGCGAAGTAGAAGAAGGCGATTACATCTACGATGACGAAGAAGCTGCAGAAATTCTAGATAAGTTTAAAGGCAACGCTAACAAAACTGTACATTAAGGAGTTGTTATGAAGGCGCAGACACCGGCAGAAGGTATTTTGCTCCAGCGAGATTGGGGCAAGGCAAAGACATATTCTATTGAATGTGAATGCACTGATCCTGATCATGCACATACATTAGATGTAGAAGCCGATAAAGATTTCGGTGTTACTGCGACTATCTGGACCACTGCTCATGTTCCCCTTTGGAGCGTTAGTCGTTGGAAGTTAATTTGGCAGTTGCTTACCAAAGGCGAAGTCAAGTACGAAGTTGCTCTTATCCTTCGTGAGCAGCAGGCACTTAACTATGCCCAAGCACTCAAGAAAGCGATCAAGGACGTAAAGGAATTTAAGCGATGAGAAACTATTGGACCTGTTCAAAATTTGCTGACTGGCTTCGTGGTACCCCTAAGCTCAAGTGGGGCACTGGCGACGAGTGGAAAGACTGGAAAACCAAAGCCCGGGCAGCACACCCTATCCGTTGGTGGCTAGCCGAAGAAGGTCTTGATCATATTCAAGATGTTGTCATGTATATTCCGGAGAAAATTCGCAGTGTTCGATATTATATTAATAATCGCTTTATTACCCGTAGTAATTGCCTTGTTGCTCATCCTCGTGATATTGCGCCTGGCACTTGGCGTGATGTGGGTGATCGATTACTTCCTTGCCTTTTTAATTCGCTTGTTGACTTCGTCGAAGTCGAAACCGCGTGGATGATGGTAGTTTGGGACGAAGAAGCCAGTAAGAAGTACAAAACTTCGTGGCTTCGTCGTCAAGGGTGGTGTACATGGCGTAGTCGCGACGCCGGTCTTGCACACCTCGATTGGGCAGCCGGCCTTACTCATAACGAGGAATGGGTCGACAAGGACAGCCCTAACTATAGTAAACCAACTCCTCAGGCTCTGCAGGCAATGGAGATTAAGGCTCTTTACCTTTGGTGGACTGAAGTCTATCCTAATCGTCCAGAACCCTACGATGTAAGCGGGTGGAGTGCATACTGTGATGAAAAGCGTAAGCGCGGTATCGATGTTTTTGAAACCGATCCCCAGGAAAACAAGGAAGAATCTCGTAGGCTTCTAGATACACTGCATGATCTCGAAGCAAAGTATGAAGCAGAAGACGAAGAAATGATGATTCGTCTTATCAAAGTACGCAATGGGCTTTGGACATGATCGGATTTACTATTGTAATTGCGCTGATAATAGCATATTATTTTGTTGTAGCATATAAAAATGCACTACTACAAAAGAGAGAACAGGTTGTTAGATATCTCAATGAAATTATTCATACTGTAGAGGTTGAAAAAATCAATGGTATCGAATATTGGTATGATTTTGATAATCATAAATTTCTTGGCCAAGGTGGAACATTTGATGAAGTACTTAAAGTTGTCAAATCTAGGTTTCCCGACCATATATTTCTATTCAAAGATCATAACGGCGGACTTTGCGCTAAAACAAATTGGCAAATAGTCCCCTTTGATGAACTAAAGAAGCTCGATCTTGCAACCAGAGAAGGAAAATAATATGTCAAATATCGAAACTCCAAAGACCTATACTATCAGAATGCACGGGAATGGCGGAGAAGTTGTTCTAGGTAAAGTGCCTACCAGGATCTACGATTATTTCGTAGAAAACGACATCGATCTTGCAGAGTTTTCCAATGATTGGCAAGACAATCAGATCGAAGATGATGATCTTCATCCGTTTGATCCAGGTGCTTGGTTCGACTGTGACGAAATTGCACACGAATCCGGTGTCGAAATGGATGAATCGAACGTTATAGAAGTATTCGACCAAGACGGCAACATTGTTTGGGCATGTAACTTAGATGCTGCTAATCTAGAAGAAATCGGTTGCGAAGTACTAACTGGACTCGACATCGATGCATCCGATCAAAAAGAGGGGTCTGTTGTATTCTATGGTCAACAATTCGAAAAAGGTGTGTTTTTTGAAGGGACTATCGAATTAACTGAGCCGTTTGATGTTACTAAACTAAAATTTCTTTGCACAGAAATCGAAGGTTGGTGTGTATGCAGCGACATCGAATATGATAATGTTGTCATTGACGGGGAAGAAGGTGATATCGAAGAAGACAGTAATTATGTCGCATTCATTAAAATTCTCAAGGACGGCGATACACAGGTGTATATCGGACCCAATGACGAATATTCTTCAGTATCATGTCTATAAGCAAAAGTCCACATCGTAATACCTTTCAACGAGATTGCTACGTTGAAGGCAAGATGAAGGAAGGTGTCTTGCCTGACCCCGAAATGTTAGATTATTATCTTCAAGTACAACGAAATTCTGAACACAAATTCGATGATCCTAAGAGTCGTGAATCCAATTTAGAATATGATTTGCGTTCTACCGATTGGATTTTAGAAAAGGTTCGTGGGTCAGACGTATATGCTCAACACCTTTATGCTGCACTATGTAACAATGATTTTACCAAATTAGAAGTTATTCAAATACTTAAAGAAGAAAAATGGTCATGTTCGTGGCGGTATGCCGGAGGCATTATCGCAGATATGCAGGAAAAAGGTGACTACGTGGACTGGTACTGTTCCGGATCTTGGGGCGATTCAGATGGGCTAGTTCACGAAGGAGAAATAACTGATGAAATACGCAGTGATCTTAAGCGACTAGGTTGGGCTGTAGTTTCCAATTGACTAAATCAATACTTTAATGTATAATCTAAGCTGTAACATAGATAAGGAGATATCATGGCTGTAGCTGTTAAAGCGGCCCCTAAGGGCTTGACTGTTCGTAAGAAAAAAGCAAGACCGCCTGCTGTTCGTCGAGGCGGCAAGAAGATCGGTCCTAGCTTCGATGGCTGGGAAAAGCTAGATGGATACAAGTATGGTCGGATGATAGAGTCTGCTCGATCTTTTTATTACGAACATTTTCAATCTGCAGATCTTGAGCCAGATGTTTGGGAATGGATGAAGGCAAACGATTATAGTGTTGCCGATATTCGTGCTGCTAAGGCACACGGTATTAGCATCAATATTGCAATTGTTTGCAGGATGCTCAACACAGGCATGCCAGATTTTAATCCATTGTATGCAACATACTGGGAAAGCCTAGCAGGTACCAGTGGCAGTATTCGTCCTAGTTCAACTTTTATCCGTGAACGACTTGCAGAAGCAATCGAAAAAGGTTCGAACAAAGTAGTCGAAGAAAAGGTTGCAGAAAAGAAAAAAGTCAATGTGTATGTTCCTACTATTCAGGAACGTATGCGCGAAGTTGCGTATGCAATGGCTGACGAAATTGACGAAGCAATTGATAGCTTTATCACTGATCCAAATGCGTTTGATCCCGCATCTTACAAGATTGCAGCAATGCTTCGCGGCAAGCAAGCAAAGGCAGCACATGCACGATTGATTAAAAATCTTTATGTCAAGGATCTTGCAGAATTTACTCAGCTTGTAAGCGTAGATTGTCCTAAGGATTTAATGGAAGGCTACACAGTCTATGGCAAGAAGAACATCAAGAAAATGTTCGACTTCTTAACTCAGGTTGTGAATGCATGTGATCAAATTGCTGGCGAAGCTAAGATTGCCCGCGCTCCTCGCGCCAAGAAGGCAAAACCCGCAGAAGATCAAGTTAAAAAAATCAAATTCAAGGCAACTGACGACCGATATAACATTGCTAGTGTGCCTGCATCGCAGTTAGTAGGTGCGGTTGCTGTAGTAGTGTTTAACACAAAAACTCGCAAGCTAGGATTTTATGTTGCAGATGCAACATCACAGGTACTCGGTGTCAAAGGAACATCTATTATAGGTTTTGATACAAAGAGAAGCATTCAGAAAACTCTGCGCAAACCCGAACTACAGCTTAAAGAATTTAAAGCCATCGGTACGCAGAAACGTATGCAAACTTGGTTTGAAGGAATTAAAACTACAGAGACCGTTCTCAACGGACGTATTAATGC